CCAGGAATGGAAACTCCATCAGTAGATGGTGAACAAGGTAGTAAAAGGTCATCTTATATGGCTGAAGCTCAAAAATTTGCAGGTAAGTTAGGTCAAGAATTAAGAGATTTACAAGACCAAATGGAAAGTGATGATATCAAATATATTTTGAATATGATTATTTCTGCAGTTGATTTAGATAAATTAGACGATGAAGATATTGAAGAAATTGGTAAGAAGTTTGAAAGAGAAGAAGAAGTAGGTGGAGAAGAACCAACTGCGGAAGTTCCATCTGAAGAACCAGCTGTAGAACCTGAACAAGAAGTTGCTGAGTACGACTCAATGGCAGCTTTAGATGAGTTCATTAACACACCAGTTGATTCAAATGAAATTGATTTATCAAAATATGCAATTAAAGAAGAAGGTGACGAAGATATTCAAGAGTTAGATTTAGACGAAATCAAAAAAGAAATCAACAACAGTATCAACAGCACCTTACACAAATACTTTAAGTAAAATGCATCTAATCTATATCAATGAAATTGGTTCAGATTACAAAGGTCAAAAACAATATGAATTTATTTTTAGTGAAACCTTTGAAATTGATATGGGAGATTGGTTCCAAATACCGGCATCTGCAACACAAAGAAGTAAATCACCTGACGTAGAATATGTAAATTTGGTTGGGTTATTAAAAAATACAGATTTAAAATTAGAATTAGTTCAAGACTCCGATTATTTCGGAGTTATTGATGCTGTAGATGGGGTAGTTTCAATGGCATGGGAAAAATTTGATTTTGAAAATGAATTTGAGAGGTTAACATTCAAATTCGGAGAATCGGTTGAATCTGTAAATAAAAAATTAAAAGGAAGAGGTTACACACTACTAAACGAAGAAATAAAAAACGAAGAATAATGAAAAGAAATGAAATCGTTGAGAAATTAATGAACGAAGGTTTCTCAGAAAAAACATTGGTTAATTTTACCGATAAACAATTGACTGACTTATCTGAAAGAATATTAAGTGAGCAGGTTAAAAAAGGTAGTGTTGTAATGCCAAAAACAAGTACAAATCCTATGGATGTTAAAAAAATGACAGACCAAGGTTTAAACGTTGAATTAAGAGAAAAGGAATTAAAAGGTGGACAAAAGAAAATTGACGCTAATAAGAATGGTAAAATTGATGCGGAAGACTTTAAATTATTGAAGAAAAAGAAATCTACAGATAAATGTCCTGATTGTGGTGAAGATAAAAAAGATTGTAAATGTGACCATACTCATTTAGATGAGGAGGTAAGTGATAATAAAGAGAGAATGACAGTTAAAGTTTCCGAATTGAAAAAAGGAGACATTTTAATTGGTTCTAAATTAGTGGTGGTCAGTGTATCTTCAGGAGCGAAAACGCCATCAGGTAAATCTGATGTAACGGTAAAAAATCCAAAAACGGATAAAACTCAAACAAAACTTTGGGGTAAACATACTACAGTTGGTATTTTTAGACATTCAGATAAAAAAGAAGAAGTTAGTGAGGTAAAAAATTGGGTAAAAAATTTGGTAGAAACAAAACAATTTCATAGCTTTACTTCAAAGAATGAAATTATGGAACTTATCCAAACTAAATTAAATAATGAGGTTATTTCTGAGAAAATACTCTTACCTGATTTTCTAACATCAAAATCTATTAAGAAAATGCAAAATAACGAAAATAGTACTTCACCTGTAACAAAACCAACCACTAAACCAGATACAAAACCTGGTAAACCTAAACACAATCCATTAAATCCAGGTCCTAAACCAAATCCGGGTCCACAGGCGGAGAGTGCACCAACAACGAAACCAAAACCAACAACAAAACCAACTACCAAACCTACTAAACCAAGACACACCCCATTCAATCCAGGTCCTAAACCAAAACCAGGACCTCAGGCTGAATTAAAAAAAAATAAGTAGAAGTATTTTCAAAATATTATAAGAAAAATGAAAATATCAAAGAAAGATTTATTATATTTGGTAGAACAAAAATTGAATGAGATGCCAATGGAATTTCCAAGGTCACTTAATGTGAGAAGACCAAATCCAAATTACGACCCAAACAGAGAAGAGAACGACGAAAATCCAAAAAGTATTGAGGTTGAGGTTCCTTTTAACGAGAGACCTAATGTTGATATACAAAACAAATTACAAAGACAAGATACTCCAATAAAAAAAGTCCCTTTACCTTCTGGTCAAGGAAATCAAAATTTCCAAGAAATGTTGGCTTCCGAAACGTACCAAGAAATTATTAGAAGAGTAAAAGAAGCGACTGGAATTGATGCAAATAATTTATTAACTATCATGATGAACGCGGTTCATGAAGTTGATTCTGCAGAGATGGAACATAAGGAAGAATTAGAAAGATTAGCGGCAGAATCGGTTTTTAATTTATATAAAATACCACAAGATAGTGTAAATATATTTGTTAAATTAATTTCAATAAGTGGTAGAAGAGGAATTCCAACTGATGATTTTTTACATAAACAAGATAATGAAAACCCTGAGGCACCTGAAGTAGGTGATGAAAATCCACAATCAATGAATGTAAATGATATTGATGATATGGAAGTGGAACAGGATTATGTAAGTAAGTTAGAAAATTTTGATTTAGAGAGAGCTAAGAGAAGATTAATAAATGCAATGACTCAAGGGGCGGCACATTCTGCATATAATTTATACAAATATGTTGCAGACAGAATCAGACAAATTGTACCTGAAACTCCAAGTGGTACCGATATTATGGATTTATATGCAACAATGATGTCAATTAATGATACAAATTATTGGCATATGTCAGACCAACAAGTGGTTGCATTACAAAGTTCTATTGCTGGTAAGGCGGATGTTAAATTTCCTAGTGATGGTGAAGAAGGTGGAGATGAGGGTGGGGATGATGAAGAAGGTGGAGATGACGATGGAGGACAAGAAAATAATGTTGATACATTAGGAAATGAAATTGATTTATCAAAACCACAGGTTTATGTTTACGGTATTAATTTTCCAGTTCTATTTCATGAAACTATGAAGGGTATTCAGAAAGTTATTGCTGGACATGGTAGTACATTTCCTGGTTACGATTCATCAAATCCGAGACACGTTGATTTTATTGAAAGAGTAAAACAATATGAAGATGTTTTGGAATATGAAATGTGGGATTTAAGATTAGGACCATCAATTTGGCAGAGATATAGACTTGCACATCCAACTGAAGTAATTGACCCTGACCAAAAAATTGAATTACAGCATTGGGTACAAAGTTACATTTATAAATTACCTGCTCGTAAATTCTTATCTTTAATGAAAGAAATTATTGCAGGTACTCCGAAAGCAAAACAGATTATAGTAACCTTAGTATCATCAATAGAAAAAATGTTGGCGGACGAAGATTATCAAGATGCAATTGCAAAATATGAAGAAGAATTAGATGACATAAATGATGAAACATCAGACGATGATTTATTAAATCTATTAAAAAATATACCAGGAGTTCGTCTATCTGATGAAGATGATGAAAATGAAGAAGATGAGGATGATGAATTACCAAATGGTACAAGATAAATAAAGGGGAGTTTTAACTCCCTTTTTTTATATTTATATATATGAATAGTAGAGCAGAACAGTTAATTGAATATGCAAGAATAATGAAAGACGCACCTTATGCGTTAAAAACATATTTACAGACTTACGATAATACACAAAAAAAATATGTTCCGTTACAATTGTTTCCCGACCAAATTCAATTGATTGAGGATTATGAAAAGTACAATGAGAACATTACAAGAAAATATAGACAGGCAGGGGTTACTACGGTAACTGCTGCATGGATTTCAAAGAAATTACAAACCGCAAAACCTGATGAACCTGAAAGAGTTCTACTAATTGCAAACAAACGAGATACGGCGGTGGAAATGGCGAATAAAGTTCGTCACTTTTTAGAACAGTGGCCTGATTGGATTAATGTTGGGTTTTCACCTGATAAAAACTCTGAAAGTAGATTTAGATTAAATAATGGTTGTGAAGTTAAGGCGGTTGC